TGGCGACACATTGGCGGCAATGGGGATGAAATATGACTCTATTGAGGGAATGAAATTAATTGAAAAAGTTTCGGAAACTAAATTTATAGCGGAGTTCGATTCATCAATTGATATGGCTATACAAAGAGGAAAATTTAAAGATTTTAATCCTAACTATGAAAATAAATCCGAATTTATTTTTATGATGAAAAATGAATATCCTGATTTGTATAAAAGAATGATGAAATATGGAAGGCGTAATATATCAATAAGTACGGTAGCCCCTGTTGGTAGTTTAAGTCTTTTAACGCAAACAACATCTGGTATAGAGCCATTGTTTATGATAGGGTATAAAAGAAGAAAGAAAATAAATCCCTTCGAAAAAAATATAAAAATAGATTTCGTTGATGAAATGGGTGATTCGTGGACAGAATTTGAAGTTTTACACCCAAAAGTAAAAGAATGGCTTAATATAAATAATTTGAGTGATACTTCAATTGCATATAGTAAAAGCCCATATGTTGGGTCAACGGCAGGCGAAATTGATTGGGTTAAAAGAATAAAAATACAATCTATTATTCAAAAATTTGTAACGCACTCGATAAGTAGTACAATTAATCTATCTAAGGATGTGGAAATTAAAACTGTTAGTGACATATATTTAGAAGCATGGAAACAGGGATTAAAGGGGATTACAGTATATCGTGATGGATCTCGTGACGGGGTATTATTACCAAATGACTCGAAAAAAGAAACAGAGTTTCGCGAAAATCACGCCCCTAAAAGGCCCAAGAGATTAAAAGGTGAGATACATCGCTTTCAAAATAATCTTGAAAAATGGATAGCCGTTGTAGGGATAAAAGATGGAAGGCCCTACGAATTGTTTACAGGGGCAAATGTCAATGGGCTTAGCAGCTTACCTCTCAATGTTAAAGATTGTGAAATTGTAAAAAATATTATTGAGGTAGAAAATGGTGAAAAAATTAAAAGATATGACATCGAATATATTGATGCTGATAGCATCAAGCAAGTTCATATGGGAATAAACCAAGCATTTAATCCCGAATATTGGAATTATGCTAAATTAATATCAGGAATATTAAGGCACGGGATGCCATTAATTAAGCTTTATGAATTAGTCGATTCATTAACATTCAGAGAAGAAAACATTAACACATGGAAGAATGGTGTAGTTCGAGTAATAAAAAGATATATTAAGGATGGTGAAAGGGCAAAAGGTAAATGTCCAGAATGTGGCGGAACGGATTTTATATTTGAAGAAGGATGTATACGATGCAAAAACTGTTCTTGGTCAAAATGTTCATAAAGAATTTTAAACCCGTCGAATTCGACGGGTTTTTGTTTTCTATATAATTATCTTTTTTATTTTGTTATATTTATTTGATATGAGCACATATGGTATAGATTATCCGTTTAGGGATAGTGCAATTGGAAATTATGTAAAGATGACCTCTACGCCTGAAAGGGAAGTGAGAGCCAATCTTGTACATTTACTACTAACAAGAAAGGGTAGTCGTTATTTTTTACCTGATTTTGGTACTAGATTATATGAGTATATTTTTGAACAGAATGATATTGTTACATATAATCATATTGAGGATGAAATAAGAGAAGGTGTGAGGAAATATATTCCAAATTTAGATATAAATTCGATAAATGTGATGTCAGCTGAGGATGACCCTGATCAACCGTCGACGCCCGGTGAAGATGAAGATAATCGTTTATTCAGAACATCAGATAGCGCGTCAAAACCATATACCGCCAAAGTTAAAATAGATTATACAGTAAATAATGGATCGTTTTCTAAATCAGATTTTATAATAATTAATATCTAATATGTCAAAGCAAATATCATATGCAGTAAGGGATTTTTCAGGTCTTCGAGATGAGTTGGTTAAATTAACCAAACAGTATTATCCCGATTTAATTTCTAATTTTAATGACGCATCCATTTATTCCGTTTTACTGGACATAAATGCGGCCGTTGCCGATAACCTGCATTTTCATATCGACAGAGTATGGCAAGAAACGATGCTGGACTTCGCTCAACAAAGACAATCACTATTTCATATAGCTAAAACTTATGGAATTAAATTACCAGGGCCAAGGCCGTCTGTAGCATTATGTGATTTCAGTATAAATGTTCCTGTTAGAGGTGATAAAGATGATGAAAGGTATGAAGGTATATTAAAAGCGGGGTCACAAATTTCAGGTGGAGGACAAGTTTTTGAAGTTCTTGAAGATATTGATTTTTCAAGTCCATTCAATAGTAGAGGCGATTCAAACAGATTAAAAGTTCCGAATTTTGATAATAACAATAAATTACTATCATACACAATTACGAAACGAGAAGCTGTTATTAATGGTGTAACAAAAATTTATAGAAAAGTCATTACCGATTTAGATCAAAAGCCATTTTTAAAGATTTATCTCCCTGAGAAAAACGTTTTAGGTGTTATATCTGTTATTCATAAAGATGGTACAGGATATGGAGCTAATCCAACATCTGATGAGTTCACAAATTCATCGAATAAATGGTATGAAGTCACGTCATTAATTGAAGATAAAGTTTTTCTTGAAAATCCAACATCCGCATCTGATAGTAATAACTTTAAAGCTGGCGATTATACCAAGGTATCTAAAAAATTTACAACGGAATACACTCCAGAGAATTATTTCTCATTGACATTTGGGTCGGGCAATGTTGATCCGATGGATAATTTGGATAATTATATGTCGGGGAGTATGCAAGTTAATTTAGCAACATTCTTAAATAATACGTCCTTGGGTGAAATTCCCAAAGCGAATACAACATTGTTCGTGAAATATCGTATTGGAGGGGGTAAAGACACGAATATAGGGGTTAACGTCATCACAACAATGGATTCATACGATCTTGTAGTAAATGGCCCAAATACATCTATAAATGACCAAGTGAGTCAATCATTACGAACGTCAAATATTACCCCTGCAGTTGGAGGGTCAAACGCTCCTTCTATTGAAGAAATAAGAAATATGATTGCATATAACTTTTCCGCTCAGAATAGGGCAGTAACATTAAATGATTATAAATCGATGATCGAAAATATGCCGTCAACATATGGGGCGCCGGCAAAAGTTAATGTAATGGAAGAAGATAATAAGGTTAGAATAAAATTATTATCTTATGATGAAAATGGGGCTCTAATTGATACAGTTTCTAACACATTAAAAAATAATGTTCTTAACTATCTTTCAAATTATCGAATGTTAAATGATTATCTCGATATTCAAAGTGGAGAAGTGATTGATTTAGGATTGGAAATGGATTTAGTAGTTGATAAAAATGCAAATTCAACAGAAATTTTAAAGAATGTTATTACTCAGACTATATCATTTTTTGACATCTCTAAAAGAAAAATGGGAGATCCATTATTGGTTGGAGATTTAAAAAGAGAAATTGGTAATGTTTCCGGGGTTGTGAATGTGGTTGATATTCGAGTGTACAATATAATCGGGGGAAGTTATTCATCATCTCAAGTTGCCCAGTCATATGTCGATCCTAATACTAAAGAGATTCAGCAGTCCGATAGTACCATTTATATGAAATCAAATCAGATATTTCAAATCAGATTTCCTAACACAGATATAAAAATCCGAACAAAGCCACTGGTTTCGACTACATACTAAAATATTTTTTATGTATCTTAGTGTAAAATAGACATGTTTCTATTTATAGTAGTAAGATTATGCAAAAACATAGAATATATACCAATATAGGTAGGGATCAAAAAATCAATGTAGAGATCAATAACTCCTTTGATTTACTTGAAGTGCTCTCACTAAAATTCTCACAGAAAGATATATATGCTTCAGGTAAATGTTCAGAATATGGCGTTATAGTTGGGCGCGTATCGGCTAATAGTGGTTTTGGTATTCCTAATGCAAAAATTTCAATTTTTGTTCCATTATCCAACCTTGATGTAGATGACCCGGTAATATCAGGGTTATACCCATACCAGGGGGTAAATGACAGGAATACGGACGGATATAGATATAATTTATTACCATCGAGGCAGCAACATGGTGGGCACACACCGACGGGAACCTTTCCAGACCAGCAAGATATTCTAACAAGAGAAGAAGTATTGGAGGTTTTTGAAAATTATTATTCATATACTGTTAAAACAAATAGTTCCGGAGATTTTATGATTTGGGGAGTTCCAATTGGTACACAAATAATACATGTTGATGTTGATTTATCTGATATTGGGTGTTTTTCACTTAGGCCATATGATTTTATTAAAAAAGGAGTTGGAGTAGATAATTTTGAAAGATTTTATAAATTTAAATCAAGTGTTGATATTGACGGATTACCGCAAATAGTGTCATTTGACAGAACAATTGAAGTTTATCCATTTTGGGGAAATGAAGAGTTATGCGAAATAGGAATTACCAGAACGGATTTTGATTTATCAGAAAAAGGGATTAAAATCGAACCGATTTCTTTGATCTTAATGTCGTCAGTAACAGATGATAATGGAGATGCAATAAAAAGAAGTGGGAAAATCAGGAAAAAAAGTGGGTATAAATGTAATTTACAAACTACAACCGGAAAAATAGAATGTGTTAGGTATACTGGCCATAGTGTTTACGGTTCTGACGGAATTACCCGGTATCCGGAATTAGAGTATCTTAGTCTTAGTGAGGTTATTGATGAAAATGGTGTCGCAATGGTAGTATTACCAATGAATATGGAATATACCTACACGAACGAATTTGGGGAAGAAGAAATAACGAATGATACCAATAAGGGTATCCCAACTACTGTCGTTGCAAGATTTAGATTTAGTTTAGATTTTGATTCAAGAAAGCATGCGGTTGGAAAATATCTGGTTCCGAATATACGCGAGTTTAATCCAAATCCTAGCACTGGAGCATATACCGATGAAGAATATAATGAAGGTATGTTGGCTTCTTATCAATTTTCTGACATATTTGAAGAATATATAACCGTGACTCCGCCAAGTGGTGCAACAATAAATTCAACAAATTATGGATCTTCTGATAAAGCAAATAAAACCGCTTTAATGTTAGGTACTAATAACAATGGTATTCCGGAAGATTATTTTTATAAATTTATATTTGGTAAAGTATACACGGTGTCATCGTTTCAAGGAACACACACAGAATCATCACAGAGAGATGCGTTTTTAGGAATTAAACAAATAAGGCCAAATGTTGAAGACGATTGTGCGTCGAAAACAAATTATATTCCAACAAATTTTGCATTTAGAAATAGAACTAAGTTTACATTAATAATAAGTCAAATATTATTGTTTATTCAATATGTTTATTTGATTATTTTAGTGAAAGTTGCAGAAATACTTGGTGGTATTTTTTATGATATAGGAATATTTTTCTATAATTTTAAATTTCCATGGCCTCTTGGATGGTGGCATCCTTTTGAAAAATTATCTGAAAAATTATTAAATCTCACATATAACATTCAAAGTAATTTTACACAACAATTACCATTAACAATATATCCCGATTGTGATGAATGTACAAATGATGACATTCATATGGTTACGGGAACAACGTTAAATAATGAATATTGTAGAGTCGCTGAAGTTAGGTTAATTGGATATAGAACAGCCGACCCTGATCCGTTATCGAATTATTTTTTATATTTTCACACTTTAGATTCTAATAGTACAACTAATTTCAGAAATTTAACAACAGATTTGAGCTTTTTAGGCGATACTGGAGCAGAATTTGAGGGAGAGATGGCCAGAGATCCTGATGCTTTGTGTACAATAGGAACAATTATTAATTTTAATGACTTGTTATCATTATCAGGAGAAACAATAAACATACCTAACGAGACTAATCATTCTAGATATTATGCTGAATGTTATAGTGTAACAAACACGGGTAATACATCTTTTAGTAGTTTCATTGGATTTTTTAATCTCTCTGGAACCACAAGTTATGGTAATCTTCCATTAACATTTAATCATAGTAATATTACAGGAGCAGGGATATCAACATTCTTACCGTTTTATGTCGGACCTCAGCCATTCACGGTTGTAAATTGGAATGATATAACAGGTATGAACATAATAGACCTTGAACTTGCAGGTAATCATATTAACTACGGAGATATGCAGATGATTGTACGAATATATGATAGAGCCTGTCCCAAAACATCGAATATTGAGCCATCTGCTATGGAGATTGAAACAGGATGTCAGAAATATGATAAAACATATAATGAGAATATAGCATTAAAATATCTATGGTCAACTGGAAATGAATATGGATCAGTTATAGACCCAACTTTCCCGGAAAATGGATATCCTGCAGGATGGGAAGAAGTAATAAATGGCGGAACGCCAGATATTGGATATAATTATTTATTGTCAACAATAATAGGAAAATCCAATTCAATAAGAATGCCTCGTTATAAATCTTGGAAAAAAATACCAAGTACGACGTATGATAGAAAAACCAAATCGGGGCTAAGTGAATTTAGAGATGGTATTTTCACTATAATACCTGTAGTACAAGGTGGTAGTTATAATACAACTGCTATACAAGAATGGTATAGAAGAAAAAGGGTGGGTTTATTTTTTTGTGGAGGCGTTGTAAATTATTCATTTATTGATAACTGGTTAAATGGACTGTTGTATTTTTTTAAAATCGAGAAAAGAATAAGATGGGATAATGAATCAATTTATGATTTAAATCAGAGAGGGTCTAAATTCCCAAGGGAGCTTGTATTTTATAATGTATTTGATAAAAATTTTTATTATAGAAGTACTCCATACTATAATGGAGAGTTTATCGGCCAATTAAATACGTACGATGGATTTTTAGAAATATTGCACCCAACAACGTTTTATGATGTGGGGGTGAGAGATGAGTTTTTATATGAAATATGTACAGACCCAAGAGTTGACCCAACATGTTCAGTAGTACGTGATATCACAGTAAGTTCATATCAAGACCCTGCGAATGTTGTTGAATATGCAATAAATTATAGGTTAGATATAACGTCAGCTAAATTTAATGTTGAAAATTTTTTCAGTAAAAATCAGTATGGATCGAATATAAAAGTTTTTGATGGAGATATTACTCAATTAATGTCAATCAATTGTGAAACTGGAATTGAGGCATTTGATTTGGACAGCCCACATTATTTTATGTATAATGGCGAATTAATGGATCCAGAAAATCCATATTTCGAAACATTTTTTAAAGACATTACTTTGACTTTATATGGGCCGACGCCTATAGATTTAAAATTTGATTATAATGGTAAATTTATAAGAGGGTGTTTAAATAGCAGATTAGGGGAATATACGCAAACAGTTCCATTTTATTTATGGAATAAATATGGTCAAGGATTTGGTTCATATGGTAGCATATCTGATGATCAGAAATGGGACAGAACAGCAATTGCATCAATGCCGTTACAAAGAATATTTTCAATAAGTGGCATAACCGAAACGACAGTTTATGACCCTGTTTTACAAAGAATGGGACGAACAAATTATTTAATGAAAGACGGATCTCAAGAATTTCTATTGAAACCAATGACAATTAATCATCCTACATTTAGTTACGTTGGTAGTACTGAGGATATGTTGGAACGATTTGATGTAATTAGTTATTCTGCTCCTCTCACCTATGATCCTTATTATATAGAAGGAGATTTATGGCTAGAAGTTTTATCAGGATCACTATCAAATCCGCAATCTGGTAATATATACATTGTTATTAATCAATCGTGGGTTGCAGTTACAAACCCATCAGATCCATATACGACATATTATTTTGATGGAATCAGAGAAACATTTATTCCTGAAACCAGCATAAATTATGACGGAACTAAACAAGTTTTATCAACACCATTTTTATTTTACTTTGGATTAAGACCAGAAAAAACTGCATTGGATATATTAATAAAATATTTTGGGCCGAAAGGAGCATTTTTAACTTCAATTCCAATAGTATGCCCAAATCCCAATGTAACTCCATCACCATCACCTACGCCAGCAGCATCATTACTCCCAAATCCATCAC